CCCTAGCCTCGCCGAACACCAAAGCCTCGCCGAACACCCTAGCCTCGCCGGACACCCAAGCCTTGTCGGACACCCTAGCCTTGTCGGACACCCGAGCCTCGCCGAACACCCTAGCCTCGCCGAACACCAAAGCCTTACCGGACACCCGAGCCTCGCCGAACACCCAAGCCTTGTCGGACACCCTAGCCTTGTCGGACACCCTAGCCTCGCCGAACACCCAAGCCTCGCCGGACTGATCCAGATTGGCCTCCGACTCAATCCAGCCGCCCATATCTCCGGATTTTACGTTCCAACGCTTAATATCAATCAGTGCACGGATTCGGTGAAGCGTGATCCCGCACACCATTTTAGTTTCTGATGTAAGCTCATATTTTTTCATATTGGATCCTCCTATGGCTCCTGTATATCGCAGAAGTACGCTTTCAAGCACTGTCAAATCACTCCCGCCGCAATCAAGATGGCCCACAGGATCACCGCCGCCGAAACGGCCCCGAGGCTCATGCCGTTCAGAAACCTTGCCAGTTCTCTGCTGATCCGCCGTTCCAACTTTCCGTCCGTCGGCGCTTCCTCTTCCGTCTCCGTTCGCTTGATAATCCCAGCCGGAATCACCACCGCCGCCGCATCCTGTGCCGCGATTTCCCGGTTTCTCCGTTCCATGGCCCGCTCAAATGCCCGGTTCCACGCCTCGGGATCCACGAGGATCCCCTCGCTTTCATTCCTCATCGCTTCCTGCCGTTTCAGCAACAGGGCAGCTCGCCGGTTCTCTTGCAACTGCCGGTCAATGGGTGTCTCGATTCTCATGCTTGTTTCCTCCTCTTGTCCTCGATACTGCACAGCGCCTGATCCAGCTGTTCCAGCTTGATGTAGTCCGCCACGGGCAGGCTGCCGTCATAGCGCGCCTTGGTCAGCATCTTTTCTCGATCTTCACGTCCAAGCTCGCCAAATGCTTTCGCGTATTCTGTGTATTCCATTTTGTCGTTACCTCCTATTGCTCACCATCTATGTGCCGTGGTATCCACCGTTTATGATTCCGATATACTCGGTTATCACGGTCTTTCTCCCGGTTGATTCTGTCCCGTTCCTCGCGGAATGCTATGTATTTCAAGCATTCGCTGTGACACAGGGTGTGACGTTCCGGGCAATTCTTACAGGGTGCATTCATACATCCACCCCGTAAGCCCTGAGGAAAGGGATCCTCGGTATCTTCGTCCTGTTTCCAACAACGAAAACAGGGAAATGAAGCAGTTCCGGTTTCTGCCTGGCTGCCACTCGGATCAAATCCGGGCTACAATGCATCACCTGTGCAGCCTCTGCCGGTGTCAGGTTTGCCTTATCAAGCCCCTTGATTTCCTCAAGCAGTTCCGCGTCAGTCATCGTCCTTTTCCTCCTTTTCCTTCTTCTCGTCACGGTTTGCGGCTTCCTCCAGTGCCCGGTAAAAATAGCCCTTGTCAAACTCGCTCAGCTTCGGCAGTCCTTCCTTGATGGTCTCTGCCATTTTCTTTTCAATTTCAGACATCGTGTGTCCCCCTTTCGTTGTTGTCGATTTATCCTCTCGTTTTTACATGTATGAGGAGCGCCACACCCACCGCCCAGGGCCTATTGCTCCAACCAAATGCGCATGGTGTCGGTCTCTGCGGAATATTCAAATTTCAGAATGTTTCGATCTGCATATCCTAGAACCGAATCTTCAAACCACGATCCACTGACCACCTGGTGCCCGGTGTAGAATATGACAATCTTTGTACTGTCAAGAATCAGACGATCCGTGTTCTTCAACAGCCATTCCAGTGTCATTTCCATTCGATTTGCCCCCTTGCCCCTGTGTTTTAACGTGGTTATATATTATATCAATTACATTCAAATGTCAAGGTATTTTTTGAACTTAATTAAAAAATTATCTTGATTTATTTTATCATCGTGGTATAATGGTGTCGTGGACAAATGGGAGGTGATACCATAAACGCAAGGATAAAAAAAATCAGGAAAAGCGCCGGAATGACCTTGCAACAGCTTGGGGACAAAATAGGCATTACGCCAACAGCACTGTCAAACATTGAGAACGGGAAAACAAACCCATCCAACCAGACCGTCCTGTCTATTTGCCGAGTCTTCGGCGTGTCGGAGCATTGGCTCCGTACCGGTGAGGGCGATATGTACGTTAAAAAGTCCAAGGATGAGGAGATCATGGAGTTCTTCAACGACGTATTACAGGACGAACCGGAATCATTCCGTCGGCAGTTTGTTTACAAATTGTCGAAATTATCGGAAGCAAGCTGGCAGGCCATGGCACAATTGGTTGTTGAGTTGACAAAAGGAAAGGAGTAGGGGCTTCCCCCCTGCTCCTTTTGCATTGAATTTGTGTCATTTTGCGCCAATTACTTGAAAATCGCTTGCCTGAATAGTATGATGGTTTTAATGTAATCTACACTGTAAGGTGTAAAATTAAAGGAGGAAATCCCTATGAAAAAGCAACTGGCAAAAATCACATCGGCGCTGCTTACAGTGTTGATGCTCACCACGTCCGTATTTGCCGCATCGGCAAGCGATTTTACGGATGTAAATCTGGATGCATGGTATGGCGATACATTGACCTATGCCGTGGATCACTCAATGGTCAATGGTAAATCTGCTACCACCTTTGCGCCCTATGATACCATGACACGTTCCCAGTTTATTGCGGTCTTTGGCCGTGCTATGACCGGCAGCGGAACCAATACATATAAGTTTACCGATGTAGACAATAACGCCTACTATATCCCGTACCTCTACTGGGGCGTTGAGAACGGCATTATTAACGGCACCGGCGATACGACCTTTTCCCCCAATTCCCCCATCACTCGTCAGGACATGGCAACCATCGTTGGCCGTGCCATCGGTAATCTCAGGCTGAACGTTGCAGCAGGAGATAAGATTGCAGACGGCTTTCAGGATGCTTCTGCGATCTCTGGATATGCACAGCCCAGTGTGGAGCTGCTCCGTACCCTTGGGATCGTAAATGGTGACAACAACGGCAATTTCAACCCGAAGAAAAATATGACGCGCATCGAAGGCACTGCGGTGCTGGTTCGCCTTGTGCAGCAGATCCAGCCTGCTGCAACGCCTACGGAGCCCACACAGTCCCAGAAGAATGCACTGGAACGGGCAAAATCCTACTTGCGTGTATCTGCATTTTCCCGGACTGGCCTGATTGAGCAGCTGGAATATGAGGGGTATTCGACGGAGGATGCGACCTATGCCGTAGACTATTGTGGTGCAGATTGGTACGAACAGGCACTAAAAAAAGCACAGAGCTATTTGCGGAGTTCATCTTTTTCTCATACCGGCCTGATTGAGCAACTGGAGTATTCCAAGTTCACACACGATCAAGCTGTCTATGGCGCTGACAATTGTGGGGCAGACTGGTATGAGCAGGCTGTGAAGAAAGCGAAGGATTATCTTGATTACACGTCCTTTTCTTATGACGGACTGGTGTCCCAGCTGGAGTTTGAAGGGTTTACCTACGATCAGGCGGTTTACGCCGCCAATCAAACCTACCAGTAACCCGTAAAAAAAGGAGCGGGATTCCCGCTCCTTTTAACTATTCAACCGAAAGCCTCAGCTGGATAAACCGTAAGATCAACCACAGGCTCCGCTCATTTTCGCACGTATCAACTAATCGCTTGATTTCCTCTTTGTACGCATTCATTTTGTCCTCCAGTCACTGCACTTTATGGATAAGCCGTCTTCTTATGTAAATTCTTTCCGCAAACACCGGCGGCGGATAATCCTCATGGCACTGCATCATCTCGCTCACCTCCCGCAGTGCTGATACTTCAAGTATACCACGCTTATTTTTCCAATCAATACCATTTTTGTGTTCTTTTGATGCTCTTTGCGGCTCAAAAATTGCCAGAGGAGATGATAACGTGAGCCGGAATCAGATAGCCCTAATCCGTCAGTTAAAAGTCATGCGGGAGCAAAAAGGGCTTACCTACCAGAATATCGTAGACGCGTGTGAACTTGCCGGGGAACCGGTTTCCATGTCTTCCGTGCGCCGGATTTTTACTGCGGACGATGAAAGGGCCGAGGAATTCCGCGTATCCACCCTGCAAGCCGTGGCGCGCGCCGTAATCGGTGACGGCTACAACCCGGATGTAACGCCACCGGAGGACATAGCAGCGCTTCGGGCGCTTCTGGCGGTCAGAGAAGACGCAGACCGGGAGCGCCAGCGCGGAATTGATGCGCGATCCGCCCAGATAGACCGGATGCAGACCACCATTGAGGAGCAGCAAGCGGAAATAAAACGCAAATCCAAAACCATAAAGATCATGATTTTATGGGCGGCAGCTGCAACCGTTCTTCTTGTCCTAGTTGCCGCCGGACTGATTGCTTATATGATCTGGGATATGTTGCATCCCGGGATCGGAGCGTTTGAGTAAAAAAAGATGTCCCCCCAGTGTGCCAACCGGGAGGACATCATGCAGACCAAAGGGAGGATCCAAAAAATATGGAGGGAATCTGCGCATTTATTGTAACGCAGTTCCTCCATACTGTCAATAAGAATGGAGGAACTTTATGCAATGCAGGAAATGCCATTTAGAAGCACCGGATGGGGCTAATTTCTGCCCAAAGTGCGGGGCCAAATTAACTGTAACCACAAGCGTAAAAAGCCGTGGAAACGGACAGGGGACGGCCATCAAGCGAGGAAAAACGTGGACAGCCGTATGGTCTGCCCCACGCTACATCGGCGAGGATGGGAAGGTACACTATCCGCGGAAGTGGAAGGGCGGCTTTGCCACAAAAAAAGCTGCTCTGGCGTATGCGTCATGCCCTCCGGGAACTGTAATCAAAGTGCCTACACTCCGCGAGTATCATAAAACATGGCACTCAGCTGCATTTATTAAGCTGGGAAAATCTAAGCAGACGGCTTATGAGATCGCCTGGAAGCGTTGGGAGGGCCTATACGACAAACCCATAACCAAGCTATCCATTGGAGATTTGCAGGGGCAGGTGGACGCTGAGACCTCCACATACTACCCAGCACGGGACATGAAAACCGTAGCGTCCCACCTTCTGAAGATGGCCGTTGCCGAAGGGCACCTCCGGGCGAATCTAGCGGAATATATAGAGCTCCCGCCGCTGGATGAAAAAGAGATGACCGCGTACACCGAGGACGAGATTAAACTATTCTGGGCGGCGTACGCTGCCGGTGATACGTTCGTTGGCTATATTCTTCTGATGATCTATACCGGCCCGGGGAGCTGTTTATCTTAAAAAAAGACATGATAGATTTTGAAAAGTTCGAGATACGGGGGGCTGGGCTCAAAACGAAAAAACGCAAGGAAACAGCTCTAGTGTTTCCACAGTCCGTCGCTCCCGTGCTCCACGAACTCTGCGATTACTCAAAGAGCCGGAAAGATTACGTCCTCTGCATGGATCGTGACAAGTTCTACCCGGAATATCATAGAGCTGTAAAAAATGCCGGATGCAGAGACCTCCCGCCGTACTCATGCCGCCACACTACCGCCACTGCGCTGGCTCTTGGTAATATTGCTCCGTCCGTAATCCAGGAGGTTATGCGCCACACAAAATTTACAACGACACAGCGCTATATCCATCCAGATACCGCCGCTTCTCATGCCGCCGTAAATCAGATGGCGGCAACGTCTGAGTAGCACTGTCGTTAGCAAATTGTTAGCATATCCCGATTTTTTCTTGTAATTGCAACGATTTTTTCACCCCTGCTAAGGGAGTAGGCCGGGAAACCGGCGCGAGGGTTCAAATCCCTCCTTCCGCGCCAAAAGTACCGCATTTGCACTTGAATTTGTGTAAATGCGGTACTTTTTTACTGTATTTGTTTGAAAATCTGTGCTTTGAAAATCCACGAGGAATCACGCAGGATCATGCCGAATCAGGCAAAAATACAGTCTATTGTTAGCGTAATCGTTAGCACTTATCCCACGACAATCCCATGATAGTATGCTGCCAGCTTGGCTTCCGGCCCCGGGCCGTCCTTGTCAAACAAAAACGCCTTTGCGAGGTCGGCGTAAAACTCTACCTTGTTGCATCCGTGCTTTGTTGCCACGCTGCAATAGTCCGAGTACATCATATTCATGGCGGCATTCCATCCATCCGGTGTGATGTGCTCCATTACTACCCCTGCGGTTTTTGCCGCGTCGGTGGTCTGGGCTACTGTCCAATGTCCACCGGTGCTACCATCATCGTTTTTCATGTTGGCATTCCATGTCTCCAATGCGTGATCGTCCAGCTTCTCACTATGGCATACACAATGTTCCATGTCATTAACGTGTTCCCAGCACTCAATCATAGCATCAACGGCGGCCATGGATCTAGTCCCGATTGGCTGATCGAGGTATTCCGCCAATTCGTGCTCCAACTTGGATTTATACTCGCTCAATTTGGATTTCATGGCGATCACCTCACGCCAGCTTTACGGCGCTTGCGCATACATGGGAAACCGTGCCTGCTACACCGCCGAGCGTCGCGCTGATTGTTGGAGCGCCATTGCAGCACACTGGGACATATATTGTAGTCTCTGCGTGGAGCGTGTACACAGAGCCAGCGGCTACCGTTTCCTGCGCATTGAGGCAAGGGAGCGTTGCCGTGTCCTTGAGTCCCTGGAGCACCGCCACGCCAGCAGCTGACGGCGTGAAGGTCACGTCATAGGATACGCGGTAAAGTCCAGAGGCGTTGATCCGGAAGCCCCCTGTGACTGTATCCACAGAGCATCCGGTATCAGTGTTGAGCACGCCCAGCACGGATACGGGGGTGCCGGTGGCAACAAACGCCTGTGATGCGTCGTTATAAGCGTTCTGGGCGCTCTTATAGTGGGGATTTTTAAGATTTCTGTTGCAGCTCATATTGTTCTCCTTTCAGAAATGCCCGGGGCAAATCCGCCCCGGGCTTATCGCTGTTAGAGCGGTTTTTGAACGTTGTTATGCGCACCCGCAGCCGCTATTGCAGCCGCAGAACGGGGAAGGCCCGGCGGTGTAAGTGTAGCCGTTGGGATAGCGAACCACACCATACATGCGGTTGTCAGCCTCCAGAGCAGAGACCTTATCCCGCAGGCTCTGGATCTCGTTTGCCTGCATCAGTGCCCTGGTCTGCTCACCCTCGGCGTGGATCGCCGTAGTGATGTCGCAGGTCTGCCGGTCAATTTGTGCGGACAGGTTTGCGGTGGCCAGCCGATTCTCGCAGCAGCACTGAGCAATCTGAGACTGGATGGCATTCCCGGTCTGCATGATTGTGGTGTTGGTGCCAGCCTGCGCCAGTGCGACCTCCTTGCCGAGCTGCCCGATATTGCCCTGCATCTCATACCCGAGGTTGCAGATTCCGTTGCCGAGATTTGTCAGCCGGTCATTGATCTGGCCAAACTGCTGTCCATAAAGGATCTCCTGCTGGGATGCCGCCGTGGCGTACTGTCCATACTCTCCCTGGCGGTTAAACCCACTCCAACCTCCGCCCATGATGACAAACAGAAACAGGATGATGATCCACCATGCACCGTTACCAGCCATTCCGTCAGCGTCCTTGGTCACAGCCGCGAGATCGGACAGAGAATAATTTTCCATCATATCACTCCTTTTGTAATTTATATAATCCCGTTGCGCACCGGGGTTATTTCAGAAATTTTGAAAATTCTTGTGCTTGCGCTTTGAGCTGATTAAATTGCTCTTGCGACATTTGCCCAGAGGCCAGCAACTGCTCCACTTGTTTCCGTGCGCCGTCTGGCGTCATTCCTGCTGCAAATTCACGGAATCTGGAAATTATAGCCATTGGGTTATTTGGCCGGTTTTGGCTTTGCGGCAGAAACTGGTTCAGCGGATTTACCATTTACAATTTCCTCCAATCGTTTAATTCGGTTTTCTAAATCACCGACAGATGCCGTCTGCGCGTCCTGGTGTGGAGCTATATCAAATGCTCTAACCGTTTTGTAACCGGCTCCGTCGGTCTGACAGAGCCAAATCAGCGGTGCAGTATCATCCATCACGATAGCGCTGCTATTTGGAGCCATTTGGAGCGCCTGTGCTCCATTCTGGCCGTTTACGTGGATCACCTCTGTACGCTGTGGCTGTTGGTTGTATCCGCCATACTGGTTGCCATACCCTGTATAGCCACCATATTGATTGCCATACGGCATATATCCATAGGCCATATTGCTCACCTCCTGATTTAATGTTAGCGCGTATATCTGCCAACCGGAATGCGCAGATATTGCTCAAAAAATATTTAAAAAATCTCGAAAAAGGCTTGACATACCGCCCAATGGGCGTTATAATGTAGACAGTTAATAAATCAGATCACCAAGGAGGAAAATAAAATGAAGGATTGGTATTCAGTGCAGGTTGGCAATGATTTTGACTGCGGGAATGGAAGCTATGATTATGATGAGGCTGTTGCAATGGCAGAATCAGAAGCCGTTTGGCATCCTGAGGAAGAGATCCGCATCGCAGTATGCACCAATGGCACCGACTGTGTGGAGCGTGAAATTATCATTAAGGAGGGTACAAGATGACCCCAGCCGGAGAGGGCGATGGATACGGAAACGACCCACAGGAGGTCATTATCAGCCATGCAGTCGTTGTTGCAGTAATCAAATGATACAGCAGGACATCAAAATGTAGACTATCAATAGGAGGGAATCAAAATGACACTAATGGAATTAACCAACCACGAGGCAGGAATCATCGTTTACGGCGGCAACACCGTCGGCGTGTTTAACTGGGGGACCTGCGATGACAACCAAATTCCGGTACTCAGCCCGCTCGGCCTCCCGATGCCATGGCCCGAGGTTGACGATGTGTTTGATGGCGTGACCGAGGCAGCGGTTAAGGACATCCGCACCGTGATTCCAGGCCGAATCTGGCTGGAAGATGGCGAGGCAGAAACAGATTTGGACATCGTATATGATGAGGATGGAGACCTGCCCCGGCTGTTCCTTGAGGATTTAGATCCGGTTGATTACGAGGGGACTGTGTTCTCCCTGCGGGATGGGCGTAAAATCATCGCACCTAGTATGTGGATTTAACTAGTCGGATAGGAGGCACAAAAAATGACCCCAGCCGAGCAGATCAAATCCATCCGGGCCAGCACCGGCTTGTCCCAGGCTAAATTTGCCGCAGCGTTTGGAATCTATCCACGCACACTGCAAAAATGGGAGGGCGGTGAGCGGAACCCGCCGCCATACTTAATCAACCTCCTGCGGATCGCCGTGGAATACACGATGCCGCACACCGATCTCACCGATCCGGCGGACGATCATGGCTAAGCGGATTTCCTCCGGCCAGCGGTACGGCAGGCTCACCGTCATCCGTAAAACGGACCGCCGCACCTCTGGCCGTGTCGTCTGGGAGTGCCGCTGCGACTGCGGAAATACTGCCTACGTCACATCGGCCCACCTGCTGGGCGGCAGCACCACCAGCTGCGGCTGTGCCAGATCGCACACCAACCGCATGAATCTATCCGGGCAGCGATTTGGCCGACTGGTGGCCCTGTCCCCCACCGATCGGCGCATGTGCCATAGCGTCATTTGGCGCTGCCAGTGCGACTGCGGGAAAATCGCAGAGATTGCCGCCATCAGCCTGCGGAATGGCTCCACTCGGAGCTGCGGCTGCCTGTCGTCCGAGGTGCACCGTAAATCCTCCGCCACCATGCAGCAGGAGCGCAGGAAGGATCTCGTGGACGGGACAGACATCAAACTTTTGATGCTGCCGCCAACATCGGCCAACACCAGCGGAACCACCGGCGTGTCCTGGGACAAATCCGTGAGGACGTGGAAAGCCCACATCACATTTAAGGGCCGCCGGTATTACCTCGGATCCAGCCGGGACAAGGACGTTGCCATTGCCCTGCGCAAGGAGGCGGAAAAACGCATCCATGGCGAATTTTTGAAATGGTACTATGAGGCATACCCCGACCGTAAAAAGGACTAAAACGCCCCGCCGGAAGGCGGAGCGTTTTTTTGAAAAAATCTGAAAAAAACTCTTGACATACCGCCCAATGGGCGTTACAATGTAGACAGTTAATAAATCAACACACAATAACGGAGGAGATCAAAATGGCAGTCGTAAAAATGAGTTATTCTGAGTACAAAAATGAGTGGGATCACTGCAAAACGGTACGCGACAGCTACAACCGTGAGGACAAGACCGTTGACGTCAAGATCCCGGATTATATTCTCCAGCTGAAGGACGTTATTCCGTCCGATCAGATCGAGTCCTACCGCAGCTACCTGATCGAAATCGACCACAGAGAGTTTGCCAACACATTCAAAATCCTCGAAATGTTTGCAGAGGACTTGCACGGCACTAAAGTTTCCGACTGGGAAATTCAGGATGCATGGATCGAAAAAGCAATTGACATTGCTACTCGTGCATGGTGATTACAAGAAAACACCCCCACCGAAAGGTGGAGGTGTTTTTGCTAAATTCTATCTATCTTCTGCTTAACTTTGCCGGAAATACGCCGGATGCCGCCCATGGAATAATCCAGTTCTCCGCAGCAATCCTCTAATGTAGCGCCGCTGGCTCTCAGATCAAAAAACGCCATTTCCGTGTCTGTAAAATTACATAAACTTCTAAATCTATCTAATTCCGGCTTTGTGTAGTCTTTGATCTGCATTTTTACCTCCAATTACACTCGATTCAATACGATGATAGCTCGCACTGTGCTTTCAGGCATATCCAGCACCAGATTTTCTTCTTTGCCGGACTTGCCCTTGAGCTTCCCGGCGGCGATCAAGGGGTCAATCTCCTTTCGGTAGTAGTCCGGCAGGTCGGAGAGCAGATGGTAATACCGCTCCATGGGCCGGAGCTTGCCGTCGGCCCCGATGCCCACCGTGCGATTTGTCACCATTGCGCCGTCGGCCCCCAGATAATAGGTGCCGGTGCTGTCCACTTTCCATGTATCCATCAGCATATACCCCTTTTCGTCAAAATAGTACCAGTTGCCGCCGAGCTTCGCCCAGCGGTCTGCATAATAAGTTGTCTCCGTATCGGCGTACCACCACCCCTTGCTGTCCTTGTGCCAGCCGAGGGTGTATTTTTTCCTCAGCAGCGCTGTGTTTTCCAGAAGATTGACGTCAAACCGCCCGGAACAGCCCGGAATGGTGTAGCTGCTGGAATACTGCCAGATGTCATGCCCCGCCGCGCTGGCCGTGCTGGAATACTGGGCATACCACTGTACATACCCGCCGACTTGATCCATGTCCACATATTTGCGGAGATAGTCCAGATTGTAGTATGTGCCGGGGGTGTACCCCGCCGCCTTGATCCGCTCGCAGAATGCTACTGTGTGGTCGTTAAATGCGTCCTTACCAAGCGTCACGCCCTGCTTTTTGGCGTAATCCACGGTATCATATTCAAAATCAAAAAATACCGGCAGTGTGATTTTTCCCTTGTAAGGTGCAAGCAAACTCAGGACGAAATCTGCCTCTGCCTTTGCCCCTGCAGCGGTCAGCGCGTAGGAGAAATGATAGATGCCGATGGGAATCCCCTGCGCCGCAGCTCCTGCCATATTGGCCGCGAACTGTTTATCTACATGGCTCGTGCCATAGCCGGTGCGGATTACCGAGAATCCGATACCGGCCTTTTTTGCCGCAGACCAATTGACCACACCGTTATGCTCAGAAACATCAATGCCGATGATTTTGCCCATCCGTCAATCCTCCTTTTTGGCCTGCTTCGCAATTTGGTTAATGCCAGTGGCCGCAAAACCAGAAACAGCCCCGATCGCTGCCGCAGTAATGGGATCGTCCGCCGGGAAATCCGGCATAATGTACAGAGCCGTGATGCCAAGCACCAGGCCCGCAATTCCGCAAATAACCGGGATCCACTTGTTAGCCAGACCGGAAGCTTTGACACCCTGGCCGATCAGATAAGCGAGTACGGTGATAGCCGCAACGCCTGCAATGCCGAAATCCATGATTTTGCCCTCCTTAATCGTCGTGTTTTTCCGCATCTTCTAAATCCTTGATTCGATGGTTAATCACCTTGATTTGTTCCTCCACCACCGGAACGCGCCGTGCGAAATTGTTGTGTTCCCTAACCTCACGGGTCAGCTCGTCAATTTTCGTCTCCGTGACCGCCTGACTTTTGCCGTTTGAAATCAGAATGCCAACCAGAGTGACACCGCCGGTGATAACCGCCGTGATAACCGCGCTTAAAACGTCGCTCAAGCGTTTTCCTCCTTTTCCGCCAGCTTTTCTGCCAGCTCCGCATACTCGTCCGTGGTCAGACGGTCAGCCGCCAGATAGGCGTCCATTTTCTCCTGCAACCCATCGGTTTTTCCCCGCTGGATCAGCAGCAGGCACAGATTTTTTACACTCGTCATAACGTTTCACCTCCATTCAGCTCCAGCATGCACAGCCGGTACTCATGATCCGCCGTCAGCTCCAGTATGGTGTCCTCGGTGCTGGGCGCAGTATCCGCCTCATAGGGCGTGTAGAGCATCACAGCCTCATAGTCCTCATCTGTGTAGGCAAATTTTGTAATATTGTCGATGGGCTGTGCATCCGGGCGGATGCGCACAGTCTCCGTGAGGCTGCCCTTTGCGGCATCATACTCGGTGATCTCTTCCATGGATTCATTCAGGATTATCATAAGCTTCCCCCTTTACACGCCGCAGGCGTAGATGGAAATATCTGTAGAAATGCTGTCGGTGCTGGTAGCGGTCACAAAGGCCATATAGGCGTTATTCTTCACATCGGAACCACTGGCCGGAGTGGATGGGATGGCCCAGATGGGCTTATTGTTGGGACTCCGCACCCCCACATACACCGTAGGCTTGCCGGTAAAGCTCACGGGATAGGGATAGGGCACGGTACTGGAATAGTAGAGGCTTCCGCTGGCCTGCTTGACCTCATGCTTGATGGTGGTGATCAGCCAGCACTCCTTCTTGCCGTCGCTCCAGATCCGGTATCTCCACGCCCCGGAGGTGCCCTCCTGAACGACATAAGATGCCGGTGCCGGGCGCTCATCCCAGTTGTACCATTGACTATTGGTATAGCACCGAGTAGCTACATAGCCGCTACTGGTGTTAAAACTCACGAAGGTCTGATAGATCACGTTGCCCGTGGGGCTTGTGGTGACAATCAGCATGCCGGTGCCGCCGTTGGGCGTGTTGGTCACCGTGGTCTTGTTCAGCCAGTACAGCCCAGCGCCTGTGTAGTCATTGATGTTTGCGGACGAACCGGACACCATCTGATCCAGCGGGGAGGCCGGGCTGATCTCCACCCATTTCTCGCTCCACTTCCCCGTGGCGGCGTAGTAGGTGCGAAGCCACCGGCGGCCCAGCACCGGCTCGTATTCCTCCAGCTCCACGGTGATGTGCTCGCTGCCGGTGGGATTTCTGACCGGGTACACCGTCCGCCGGGCCCAGAAGCCCCCGGAGGTCACGGGGCTGTTCGTCAGGGTAGAGGCGTCCTCGGTCATGATGGTGGCGGGCTGGTTCTTCTCCGCCGTCAGGGTGTTGCCCTCCCCGGCGGCAATGGCGAGGACGTTGGTGGAAACCCCGGTATCGTAGCGCCGCCATGCCCCGTAGGGAATCAGCCAGCGCTTGTAGGCGTCCGCCTCGGCGGCGCTGGCGGCGGCGGCATTGGCACTGGTGGCGGCGTTGGAGGCGGCAGTCTGGGCGGCGTTTTTCAGCTGCTGGAAGCAGCTGATCTCCGTCTGGGAAAGATCCGGGTCAGCAGGCATGGCAGAAGACTCCACGTCCAAAACGAAGTTCGCGCTTCCCAGGACATAGTCCCCCTTGGTCACTGTCAGCTGGCACTCCGCCAAGCCCTTTACCGCCGTCATCTGCTGGGTCACTGTCACTGTCACCGTAGAGCCGGAAGCCGACGCAATGTAGCTAAATGCCTTGTGGTCCGCTTTGGTGCCATCAATGGTGACCGTGGCCCCCTCCGGCACATCCCATAGCATCCCGCCGCTGTATAGCTCAAAAGTCAGGTGTCTGGACCCGGCATCATATTGGCTCACATGGACTATGGTCGGGACGCTGCCACCCGGGATCATGTCAAGATTGTATTTTTGATTTATCATTCTGCTCCTCCTCTCCCCGGCGAACCCGCTGACGCTGGGCTTCGCCGGGGCCCCGAAAGCTGACAGCCCCCTTTACACAAAGGGGCCTCTGTACCGTGCAAAACTGCCTACCGTTTCCGTTTTCTGCTCAGGCCCGGTACTCCATTCAACTAATATTCGTCCACTCGTCCCCCTCGCTGCCCCTCCGGAACCGGTGATATACACCCCGGCGCCCTTGTCCCCGGAGGAGGTGATGAGCACGCTTCCGGCCTTGCCCGTGAGCTTCGCCACCCCGGTTTTTGTGACGTAAACGCTGTAGTCCCCGGCCTGAAGCCGGATGCCGGAGCCTGTGGCAATGGCATAGCAGTCCCCGGAGGCGTTGCCCACGCCGATGCCGCTGGTGGTGCCGGATTCCGTGGCGCCGGTCATATAGCCAAGGTATCCGCTGAGGGTGCCGTCCGGGCTGTCATAGGAGGAAATGGTGCCGGAGGTGGAAAACTCCCCGGTCTCCATGTTCCAGAAGTTCTTCCCCCGGTCATCGGCGAGCACCCCGGCGCGGATTAGACTTGCGTTAAGTGTCCCGGCTGTGATAAAGTCTGCGACAATGCCGCCTTCCAACGTTGCGCCGAGTGTAAATGGCCCGTTGTAGCCGTTGGAACTAGCACCCCATCCGGCATAGTTCCAACGCCACACCTTTTTTGCCTTTGCCGGGTCATCGTTGTCTGCGATGTATAGCTCGTCCGGCATGCCGTCGTTGTTGGTGTCCAGCAGCCGGACCGCACCACCAGACGCGCCGAGGATAGCCGCCGTCAGCTGCATCACCGCTGCACGCATGGTGCTGTCGCTAGGGCGCTGCTGTATCTCTTGGCCCTGAGCCACGATTGTATCAGCTAGGGTTGTCCTGGCATCTCCAATCTCTAGCTCGTCGTATCGCTCGGAGAGCACATCATACTTTATCCCGACGCACTTAGCGACAGCCGACACACCAAGTCTTGGAAACTCAACCGTAACGGTGTCGCAGGGGCCGACCTGCTCCAGCATTGCGATACCCTGGTAGTCCTCGGACTGGTCAAGCGGATAAAATGCGACGGACAAGGAGACCTTTGGGACCCCAATGTTGTTGTCTTTGATATATCGCTCCGCTCTAGCCTTTAACTGGTCCTTTGTCGGTTCATCTTCCCACTCCGCCGACAGATCAAGTGGGTATATCCTTGTAAATCCGTACGATCCCGGCGCACTTACGATCCTATCGTCAAGTTGCACGATGTTACCATCCACATCAGCCCAAAAAGGGTATACCCCGGTGTATACAGCCTCGCAGCTTTGGTCCTGCGTCAAGCTGGTCATATTTTTACCGTATCGGATCGCCACCCCACGGTCATACCCTCTCTGCTTGTGTAGCTTGACCGTCCACCGATCAAACTCATACTCCCCTCCGTATGTGTCAAGGATCCCGCCCTGGGTGCCTCCCAGCAGCTCCCAAGCGGACGTTGGCACAGACACTTCCATCTTGGCGACAGTGTCCTTGTCTGTCCAAAAGTCAAAGGGGCAATCCGTCACAGCATTTGTGCGTAGGCCATTTAGCGCCGCCGTCACGCTGGCCGCCGTGTACGGTTGATCCACAATCCCCATCAGGTCATAGGCCACATGCCTTGCATACACAGTGACCAAGCCGTCAAGCGGCTTACTGATGTCGTACACCCTGTATGGCTGAGCTCTGGATTGCTGATCTGGGGCGGCAAGGATGATTCTGCGCAGCTTTATCTCGTCAAAGTGTATCCCATCCATTGGGTACACCAGCTCAAGCTCCATCTCGCCATTTCGGCTCCATATCGCGGTGGCAGAGACGCAGCCGCTCAACGCCCCAATCCCGTTGTGGTCAAAGTCTCTCTCATTGGCATTGTACAGTATAGGTGTCATATCGTCCACCACCTTGGTACAATCTCAACCTTTGACACCCCTCCGGTCCATGACACCACATTATCTCCGCGTGTAAGCCGTGGGAAGGTTGGCGCATAGATCGATGCGTTTTTATTTGCCACTCCCTTGTAAGCATTCTGCGTGTCACAGTCCAACGTCACGCTTCCGTCGATGGCTTTTATCGTGACTGTATTCCTGCCGATCGTTACAGTACCGGCTCCAGTCCCGTACACGGTGACCAGCGGCAAAGCCTCCATCCACACATTGCGCAGAGTGGAAGGCGCGGTGAACTCCACGGGGATTTCCCCGGATTTTAAAAATCGTTGTGGTTTGCAATCAAATTTTATTTCAAATTCTCCCGCCGCCCAGTTTGCGCCAAGCCTTTCCGGGGCCAGCTCTCCGACCATAGCCGCCAACCGATACTCGTCAGGGTGGTAGGTGTCCTCAAGTCTGTGGTACCCAGTCGGAGGTAACGCAGCGCAGAAAGCGCTAAACTTTTGTGCAAAATCCCGCTCAATCCCGCAGGTATACGACACGGTAACGTTGTTAAATCGGCCATTGTCATACACCAAGGCTCCGTCTCTGCCCGGGATGCTGACGTATGACACGTCACGTTCCGCCCTCGTAAAAACTCCGTCTCCGGAAACGATAATCCCATAATCAGACGTTGATACGCCGTCAAAAATAAATTTTTTACGCAAGTGCCGCCGCTCCCCTCCGTACCAGTCTACTCAGCCTATCTGCCACAGCGTCCGCAAGGTCGTTGACATTTTGGCCGGATGCACCATACACGTTAATCACAGGTGCAATGGTTGTGTTTTTACAGCTCCCAGATGGCCCGAGTGCTGCCATGCCCACGGTCCCGACGCCGCCAGTGATCTTGGTGTTTAGGGCTCTGATTGCTTTAGATACCATGCTCTCGTTGTCCGTGATACCCTCCGCCATACCAGCGGAGATCATCTTGCCTACCTCATCCCGGAAAACTTTGGACGGGGAGTGTACACCCAAGCTGCGCTTTGCAGACGCCAGCGCATTCTGTGCCGCCGCATTGGCTGCCTGTGTGATAAGGTAGCTGCCACCGCGTACGCCGCTTGCCACGCCAGCGGAAATGTTGTACCCAAGATCGTACCAGCCGCCAATCTGCATAGCGCCACGGGCCGCATAAATCACATTGCTTGCCGATCCGGTGACGGTGCCGCGCCCGGAGTAGATGCCGTTTGCCAGGTTTACCGCAGCGCTGTTGCCCTCGGCGTAAAACGTGCCCATCATGGCCTCCCACGCACTCTGCACGGATGTTGCCAGGGTCTGCCCGGCGGCCCGTATATCACCGGTCAGAGACAGCAGCCCTGCTCGTATCCGTGTCCCGGCATTACGGCCAGACTGCTGGAATCGTCCAGCTTGTCCTGCCCAAATGGTGTTGACCGCCGTCGCCAGGGTCTGCCCAGCTTGCCGGATGCTGCCGGACTGAGACATCATACCGGTCCGGATACGGGCGACCGCAGTATACCCGGAATTTTGAAATTTCCCGCCGTTGCTCGTCCATACAGACGTGGTAGCGGTGGCCAGGTCCTGGGCGGCCCCGGTCACTTGTCCCTCTCCACTTGTAATTCCGTTGGAGATACCGGCTGCGATTGCGTCTCCCAGATTAGTCCAGCTGATGCTGGCCACTGCGGAGTGGGCCGCCATGCCGAGGTCTTTACCCGCTTCAGCCACGACGCCGGATTGTGACGTGATCGCGCTGGCAGTGCCACCGGCGATTTGTTGGCCTACATCGTCATAGCTCTGGTTGCCCGCCGCAGTCAGAGCCTCCTGCCCGATTGCCGTACCGGCCTCTCCGGCCAGATACTGCTGCATATATATACCGGCGGCATAGTCACTGGTTGACTGCTCGCCGATCTGGCTCCAGATGTCAGCGGCCTCTTGCAGCTTGGAGTATCCAGCATTGGCAAAGCTCTGGACCTCTGCCGCATACTCCGGCCCCATCTGGGCGAGGTAGTTGATGTACGCCATTACATTGGTGTTTTGGTCCGCGTACGCCTGTGCCCACATGTCCGAGAGGTTTTGGCTCCACTGCTGCTGTGCCTGGAGGTTGTACTCCAGGTTGGACACGATCTCGTCTGCCGTCAGGGCATTTTCATTCTTGATGCTCTGGAAGTTATTAACAACGCTGTCCCGCATGGACTGGACTCCGGATGCGAATTCGTCAACGCTGGTGTCGGTCTCGACCAGATACGCTGCCATATCAGACAGGGTGCCGTCAATCTCGACGCCCATCTCCCCGTATGCCTTTCCGAGCTCCTGAGTGGTCGCGGCAACCTCCAGCATTTTAAGCGCCCGCTCCGTGTCTGCAACAGTCTGTGCATTTGCCGTGTCAGTATACTGTTCAGCTTGCTTTGTCAGATCCTCGTATACCGCCGTGAGATCGCCGCCAGCGTTAAGCGCATCATACGCCGCCACCCCGACATCAGCGAGGGACTTCGTGGCGGCAGCCTCCGCGTTGGCCTGCTGCTCCGCCGCCTCCGCTGCCTCAAGCTGGTCCTCCGCAAGGTTCATTGTGCCGGTCTCGGCCTTGTGTGTCTCATTCCAGTACGCGGTCATCTTTCTGCCAAGGACGTCCTCTGACACCCCAAGCAGTGTTGCTGCATCCTCGGCCGGAAGGAAACCGCTGTTTACGAGGCTAATAACCTTATTTTCATACGCAGTCGTTTCTGCTTGCATTTCCGCAAGTGCATTAACAAGATCGTTGTAGCTGCCTCTAACGCCATCGGCACAGATAGCCGCATCTTGCAGCTCAATATTGCTATGAGCGGTTGCTTTTCCATTCTTTTTTGTCTCATCCGTGACGCTTGCCATAGCGCTCTCTAGCCGGTCATCGGCGGCCACCAATCTATCTTTTGTTTTTGCGATTTGGTCTTGCTGGTCTTTTTGTTCCTCTAGCGATTTTTTGTAGTCCTTTGCCCCAGCAATTACCTCTGTATATAAATCCTGATTGGAGCGCTCCTTCTCGATTTCGGCCAGCTCACGCTGCGTCTTGACGGTCTTATCAAGCTCGGAGTTGTACTCTCCCTCAGCTGTTACCGCCCCGCCTGTGGCGTCAGCTAGTGCAGACCGGACCTCGGACAGCTCGTCCTGAATTTCCGCGTACTGCTCTGCCGTAAGAGTTGATTCTTGCAGCTTTGCCCGCAACTCGTCGTACCGATTTGCAAGTGTAATGACGTTATCGGCTTGCCCAAGCTTTTCCTGCGCAACCGACATAGCCTCCAGGTGCTTTTTGATCTGGATTGTAGGGTCAGTAGCCTTGTGGATTGCGTCTGAAAGTGCGATTACGCCGGTTGTCGCCGCAGCGGCACCAGCGACGGCCAATCCTGCCGCCCCGGCAGGGCCGAGCGCTGCCCCGAGAGCTGACGCCACCCCAGACCCTCCGGCTAATGCGTTCGTAAACTTTCCGGCAGCCACAATTCCGTTTCCAGCGACGTTGATGAGCTTACCAATTCCGCTCGTCGCAGTCCCAACGGCTGTGGTCACGGGGCCAATGGCCGCCACAAGTGCGCCAGCCTTGATAATCCCTTGCTTGGTAGAGCTATCAAGCTCCCCGAATTTTTTTACCATCTCCGTTGCGCCCTGGATCAACGGCGTGATGGAGGGTAGCATCTCACGGCCAAAGGTGGCGGCGAGATTGGCCGCCTCAGCTTGCAGCGTCCGAATGGAGTTTGCCGTGCCGTCTGCCGTTTTTTTGTAGTCGCCTTGGGCGTTTTTGGTATTTGCCAAAACGTAGTTATAGCGGAGCGTGACCTTTTCCGCCTGGCTCATGCCGTCGTAGACGAGGCCGCAGTCCGAGGCAAATTGCTTGAGGTTGGTCTCCGTCATGACCACACCAAGGGTCTTGAGGGACTCCGTCTCCCCGGTAAACACACCCTTGAGGGCGGTCATTGCCTCGTCGATGCCGATATTTTTAAAGCTGGACAGATCACCGGCAAGCCCAGCGAGGCTTGTGGACATGCTGGCCGCCTCTTTGGTTGTAAGGCCCATAGACGTGCCCATGTCTCCAAAGAGCGACGTTGCCTCAAGGGCAGCGCTCTCGGACATGCCAAAGCTTTCCGTTGCCGTTTTGGCCCACTCCTTGACCTCTCTGGCATTACCCTTAAACGACGCTTCTACCTTGTTTAGGTTTTCATCGTAATCCGATGCAAATTTTACAGCGGCCGTCCCAGCGGCAGCAAGTGGTACTGTCAGACTCTTTGTCAGGCCCTTGCCGACGCTGCTAATCTTATCCCCGGCACCACTTACTGCCTCGCCGGCCTTTTTGACCTTCTCACCGGCCTCCTGCATCTTATCACCGAGAGACTTTGCCGCGCTCTTGGCCTGTTCCTCCAGCTTTTTGAGCTTTTGCTCTGTATCGACAATCTCCCGCTGGATGGCCCGATACTGGTCTGTGCTCATCTTGCCGTTTTCCATCTGCTCTTTGGCCTGTTTCTCGGCTTTATAAAGCTCCTCCAGCTTGTCCTTTGTAGCAGTGATGCTCTCAGCCAGCAGCTGCTGTTTCTGCCGCAGCAGCTCCGTGTTGGTCGGGTCCAGCTTCAGCAGCCGCTCCACATCCTTTAGGGCTGTGGATGTGCGGCTTACCTGGGTATTGACTTTTCTGAGGGCGTCAGTAAGTTTTGTGGTATTGCCGTCGATCTCGACGGTAATGCCTTTTATTCGGTTTGCCATCTCTTGCCCTCCTAAAATCTATCAAAAGCCGCCTGGTTGGCAACGGGCGTGTAGTCCTCACGGTCGTTTGAACTCTCCGTTATTAAGTCCATCACCATACCCACCTCCAGGCGCTCCAAATCCGCCATAGATAGGCCAATCTGGAGCGCCCGCAGCAGGTATACCGCAGCGTTTATCTCTCGGTCTGTCCCCCGGCCTTTTTTTTTGAGGTTGACGTGGTCACAGACTGACGATTATACAATGCCATCACATCCGCGAGTGCGGCGCTGATGTCGTTTGGAGCAAACTGGGACAGCCAGTCTATCATGTCATCCTCCCCGGCAGCGTCAATCACGCCGTCGGCCTGACGAGCCATGACGTACCCAAGCCGCGTGATCATCTCTGTGGCCGTCGCATCGTCCATGTCATCCGATGCGCTCTTTGCGAAAAAGCGCATGATGTCCAGGTGGAAGACCCGGCGGAAAAGGTACGGCGTGGCAGCGTTGGCCAGCATATCTACCGCGACATCGCCAATTTTAACAATATCCCGCATGCTGCCCTCCTATTATGCCGAAGCGGTAGGCTGGTAGACCTTGGTATACCAGCCGTTGTAGGTGGTTTCGTCCGTGCCGTTGGTCGCGGCATCAGATGTCCGCGCCTTGACGATGTTTTTCTTCAGCGCATCGTCATACACGCTGGTCGCGGTAATCGTCATGCTCTCGGTCTGAGGCTCGATGGTGTCCTCGTTGGTCTGTCCAGACACAGAGGGCCGTGCGGCGGTGCATCTATACAGCACATGCCGGATCGCCTTGACGTCGCCCTCAAATTCAAAGAGTAGGGCAAATACATTGGTCTTAACTTCTGTATCCTCGATCATTACGTTTTTCCCGTCTTTTGCCTCACCGAGGATTTCAACGCGGAAGTCCTCTGGGATGATTGCGCTCTCAAAATCGCCCTCATATCCGCTGTTTGCAGCGGAGTTAAAGTATACAATTCCGTCGGCGTAAAACGGGGTGCTGTCGCCCTGGGCGTCAAGGGACAGCGACACCGCACCGGGCCAAGCCTTGACATCTCCATAAGTCGCGGTGCCGTCCTCTCCGATTGTGGCTTTTGCCCAGTGGACGTTCCGCAGGTTGTATTTAACTTTGTTAGCCATCTAACATAACCTCCATCTCATAGCGCTCCTGATACATCTGCTCATCGTCGATGTAGCTCTCATACCTCGCCCAGCTCATGCCATACTTGGCCATCGCGGCCTCTGCCAGCTGTTCCGCGCGGAAGTCCTTGTGGGGGAGGTATAGCTCAATAATCAGGGTCTCAATTTTTTTATAATTTTTGCCGTCGGCATACACCGGGTTGTCACCGGGAAAGTAGAAAATGGCGTATGGCGGTGTTGGGGCTTGCCCCACATGGAATTGGTAGTAAGTGTGCCGTCCACCTATAGCGGCAGCCACATCTCCGACCATGTTGTTGATCTCCTGATAGGTCATCCCTCAAGTGCCTCCTCCACCAGCCCGAGAAAACGCTTCTGGGCCTCGTCATTGGCTGGCGCGATGTGGACATGTGCGGGGGTGCGGCCTCCCGTGTGGTTAGCGTGCCCATGCTCCAGCAGATGTGTCAGCCCCGGCTTGATGCGGTTATACACCACTGTGCTAGAGTGTGTCCGCTCTGTCTCTGTCTTTGTAATCCATCCTTTGGCATAATCCCCGGTGTCTTTTGGTGACGTGCTTCTTAATGTTTTTGCGGTTTCCTTCCCGACCTTTGCGGCGGCGTCCTGGATTGCATAGATTGCTTTGTCTCCGTACTCGTCCAAAATGGCGTTTAGTGCGTCACTCAGGCCGCCGATTTTAACCTCTATTGTGCGTGCCAATCTTTACCTCCGCATATAGCTCCACCGTCTCTCCGGTCTGGTACGTCCGGTATATGGCATACCGTCTGCCGTCATATTCGGCAATCTGCTGGCCGTCGTATTCGTCTGAGCAGACGATAAACTTTAGCGCGGGTTTGGTCCCACCTTGCCCGACGGCATAAAACTCCTGCCGCCCGACAGACTTGACGCGGCAGAAAACCACGGTTTTGTCAACGTCTCGCTGGATCGGTACGCCGTACTCGTCGTTATCGCACGTCACGCGGATCAGCGTCAGCAAATCATTCCGCATTGCCAGCCTCCCGATGTCTCCGGATGCAGTCCGTCTGATACTGCCATGACGCAAAATAGCCGTCGTTGTCTCCGTCGGCATGGCGGTACATCACATACGCGATGATAGCCTCCTGCGTAACCGGGTCCGGGTCCTTGATGTAGGCCTCAGACACGCCTGCCCGCTGCATAGCCTGACAGGCGGTCTTGATGGCCATCTCAATCTCACTGTCTAGCTGACTGTGCGACACGCGGAGATTTTTTTTGCATCGGGTCACCAGTGTGGCCAGCATCTCCGCGCTCATGATTAGCTACCAGACTTGGGCAGATTTACGACGCTAAATCCGTGCCAGGTTGTGACGCCAATATCTGCGCTAGTCTCGCCAAGAATGGTGATGAGGCCCTCGGCAAACTTGTAGCCGTCGTTGTCCTCAATGGTTGTGTCCCCAAAGAGCGCCATCTCGGCGGTCTGAGGATTC